ATCTTGGCGTCATGCACCGGCTCCCACGCGCCCCTGTCGTCGGTGTAGATCGCACCAGCGGCAAGTTGGAGACACTTCAGGGTGCGCGACGCGGCGTTAACCGCCTCGATCTCGTGCGTACCCAGCGCGTGCTCGATCTCCAGATACATCTTGCGCTCCATTTCAGTGTACATCTGGCGCGCAGCCGGGGGGAGTTCGACGACAATGTCGCTCTCAATGGTCTTGTCGATGGGTAGATAATCGCCGGGGTCCACAGTCAGCGCGATGTCGGCGACGAGCGCATGGATTTCAGCTTCGGCAAATGGGAAAGGCTCCAACCCGTAGCCGGATTGGGAGGGCTTGAACCACCTCTGCGTGAACGCCTCGTGTGTGCGGCCCAGACGTTGGCCCCCGTCGAGAAACCAGAACTGACCCCATAGGTCTTTAAGGCCGTTCGCTGCCGGGGTGCCGGTAAGTTCCACGAAACGCTCGACGCGCGGCATGATTTTGGCCAGCGCGGCGGTGCGCTGCCCGCCTTGGCGCAGGCGGAAGCCCTTCAGCTTGCGGGCTTCGTCGGCGATGATCGTCTTGAACGGCCAATTCCTTACACCGAGGTGGCCCACCAACCACGGCAGCATCTCGTAATTTATGCTGTAGAAGTCGGCAGGCGTGGCGAGCGCCGCGAAGCGTTCGGTGACGGTGCCTTCAATACTGACGATCCGCATCCCCTGAAGATGGTCCCACTCCTCGGTCTCGCGCGGCCAGACGTTGCGCGCCACCCTCTTCGGGCCGAGGATCAAGCCGGGGAGTTGCCCCATGATGCCGAGATGTTTTAGCGCGGTGAGCGTGGACACGGTTTTACCCGCGCCCATTTTGGCCCAGACGGCGCACCGCTCTAGGTCCATCATGTGGTCGATCATCGGCGGTTGCCACGGTCGGGGGACGAAGGATTTCATGCGAACATCCAAGGCACGAGGGGCGTGGTGTAGGCCAACATTAGGGTGTGCCGGGGTTGGCCGTCTCGCGCCGTGCCAAAGCACATGACAGGTTTGCCCGCTTCGGCCATCATCGCCGTGACTTCTATCCACCGGTCGCGCAGCCGCTTGGGTAGCTTGGCCAGAGGCCCCCAGCAGGGCACCAGCACGTCGGCGTCAGCGAATATCCCGCGCAGCGCGTCGTCGGCATCCGGGTGGTTCGGCGCTGCGCAGGACGCCAGTTCGCGCACGTCTGTTGCGCGGTAAGTGAACTTGTTCGCCTTGATAACCCGTCGCCAGCCGAGACGCCGTGCGAAGCCTATGTCCTTGCGGATTGTCGGATCGTTTGTCGTCGCGTCGGCGACTGACGGGTTGACCCCGATCAGTGCCGCCACCAAACCGGCGTTGGAGACCTCGCGGTCAAGCCGCATCCGATGCGCGCGGCAGGGGGAGAGGATTGCGGTCATCTCGTCGTCATCTCCAACACGTAGGTGTCAACGGCGTCTTTTGTGCTCAGCACGTCAACCCTAAAGCCGCAGGCGCGCAGGCGCTTCTGCTCGCGCTCCTGATGCGCTTGGTTATCGTACCCGGCTGGCGGCTTCGTCTCGACGAAACCCCCGTTGCCGAGTTCAGGCCAGCCACACAGCCGGTCCGGCGCACCGCGCCTCCCCTGCCACACGACCTTACGCGTGAACCCCCCGCTCGCCTTTACACGTGCGATCAGGTATCCTTCGACGGTCTGCTCCCGGACGTACACCATCAACGCACCACGTACATGAGCACGCGCCGCAATTCAGCTTTGGCTTTGGTGGGTTCGGTCTCGGTAAGCGCCATGTCCTATCCTTTCCGGTAACGGTACGTCTCAAACCCGGCTGACGCCAACGGTAGATCGGCGTCAGCCCACATCGGCGTCCGAGCCATGAGGTCCGAGAGCACACTAACTGAATAGTTCTCGGTGTCAAGCGTCTCCGTTATCAATTCGTCATGCACGGTCAGGACGACGGGATACCCAGCATCCTCGGCGTTCTCCGCGCCATTGACGATAACGTCGCGAGCGACGGCTTGCGTGGCGTTCTCGGCCAGCTTGCCACCGTATGTCGTCAGGCGCTCGAACTTCCGCGTGTAGCTGTTCAGCCCCATATACGACAGTGTTTGCCGCCCCTTGAACCGTGGGTCTGGGATCATCTGGGGATCGGCGTAGGCCAGCACCCGGCCCGAAGGCAGGTGCATCCGCAGCCACGCCTCGACCTTGGTGAAGCGGATGTACTTGCCGACGCGGGTTTCCATACCCGTCAACGTGGTTTCGATGGCGGCGTCCTGCATCCGCCACCAGAAGTTGACGATCTTCTGGTTCTTGTCGCGCCAACCGTCAACGATATCCTTGACCTGCTGGTCCGGGAGTTCCAGTCCGTAGAGCGCAGCCATAGATGCGAACGCGCCGACGCTGCCCTGATACCCGCACGCCAACTCTGGCACCTTTCCGACCATCTGCCGCTCATCCTTGGTGACCTCCCCCGGCGTTTTGCCGAGGATGCCGCCAGCCGTCACCAGATATAGATCGGGGCCGTCGCCAGTGTCGTAATCGCGAAACGCCTCCAACTTCCACTCTTCCCCGGCCAGCCAAGCCAGCACCCGGCCTTCGATATTCGACAAGTCGGAGATGACCAGTTTCTTACCCGGCGGCGCGACAATACAGCCACGTATCGCGTTGCTCGACAACGTGATGACGCTGTCGAAGATACTCTCGGCGACGCCATCCTTCAGCGCCTCGATGCCAATCTCGATCTCATCGTTGGGCATCGACGGGCGAGGCAGGTTCTGCGGCTGGAAAACCCGGCCCGCCCAGCGCCCAGTGCGCGCCGCGCCGCAGAACTGGAGCGTGCCGCGCAAGCGCCCGTCTTCATTGACGCCCTTGAGCAGCGCGTTATATTTCGACGTGCTGGTCTGCGACGCTTCGAGCCGGATCGCGATCAGTTCGCGCACGGCGTCGGGCAGGTTCTCGTCGTTGACGCGCCGCTCCAACGTGCCTTTGGTCATGTCTGGTAGTTCGACGCCCCACTCGGAGAGTAGGTGCTTGAGTAGCCTGTCCCGCTGCGTGGCGCGCGTTACGTCGCCTCCGGTCATGTCGTCCGCGCGCTCGTTCAAATCCTTCTGAGCAGCGTTCACCGCCGACACAGCGGCCCTTGCGAGATCGGTGTCAACGGCAAACCCCCGGTCGTTGATCTTCTGGTCGAGGCACCACAGCGCCCGCTCTGGCGCAAGCCTGTTGCCTGTCGAAACGCCGGGATAGTTCCACTTGGGCATGGTGTAGAAAATATGTCTCATAGCGGAGATGTCCGACCCCGCGTAACGTAGGAACGTCGCCCACTCATCTGGGTGCGTCACCTTCGTCGCGCGACGCACGGCGGAGTTCTTCGGCATGGGCTTGCAGAACAGCTTGATGAGACCCTTGCCCTCTTTCATCTTCGCGTCTTCCTCGGAGACATCAAAGATAGCACCCAGCTTGTCCAACCCACCGGGCAGGCCATGCGACATCGCCTGCACCATCGTGTCGATGATGCGCGAAGGTGGGATGATGACTTTCTTGGCGTGGTGCAGAACTGTGCGGTCGAAGTTGCCAAAGTTGTGCCCGACGATGGTGATGCCGGGGTCAGAGATGGCGTCCATCACTTCGTCTGGCAACGGCAGCGAGCCTTCACCGTCGTCGTTCGTGAGGTCGGCGACGCGCACGGGGCCGAGCATCCCACGTGCCCACGACACGACGATGACCTCGGCGTCCTCGGCGTAGCGGTGCGTTCCGACCTGTATCGGGGTCTGGCAAAAGGTCTCGATGTCGAGGAACAGAAGGTCGCTCATGTCTGGTTTCCTCGTCGCTCGTCTGCGTGGTCAAGGACTGCCGCAACGATGCCGTACTTGCGCCTCGGCTCTCGGCGTGCGTCCCAAACATGTTGGTTGCCCCAACACTCAAGGACCGTCCCTTTGTGGGATATCTTGCGCTCGACGATCCGCAGCGGCTTGCCGTCGCGGAACACCACGCGAAATCTCCTTTCGCGCACCACGTACCACGCGTCGGTGTCACCATCGGCGAGGGGTTCAGCTTTGCGTATCATCGCGCTTGGTCCCCCAGTTCCTCGCAGATGATGCGCCAGTGTCTGGACGCCCCTTGCTGCGACAGCCCGATCCTGCGACCGGCTTCGGCGACAGACACGTCTTCCTCCGCCACGATCTCGGCTATGGCGTCGCGGTTCCGGCTACCTTTCGCGCGTTGGCGCTCGTAGTACTCGTGGTACATGCCCAGCGCCTTGGCCGCTTTCGCGCTGGGTTTCTTTGCGTTGGCGCGGCGGCGACGCGCCTCTTCAAGAGTGATCTTGGTCACGCTTCACCCATCTCGATAACGGTGACGCCGGGTATGGTCGTGGGGTTCGTCGTCTCCCGGCCAAACGGCGGCAGGATACGGATGAAACCGCCCGCGTGGGGGATGTATTTCTCCGACCCGCGACGGAATACCTTGGTCTGCTTCAGCACGTTGTTGCGGAAGCGAACGATGGCCTGATGGCCCACGATTTCGTGAAAAAGTTCCATGTCATTTCTCCGGTTAGGTTGGCAGACTTCCGGTTTCCCGGCCCGGTCTGCCAGCGGGGCGACCCTTGCGGGATCAGTCGAACAGCGAAGACCCGCTGCCGGTGCCTTCGTCTGCGGGCACGGCCAGCGAGGCGAAGCTATCCGCCTTGCTGGGGGCCGAACCGGCGCCGAACGCGTCGCCGTCACGCACGAACATGCAGCCACACAGGTCGATGACGATGCGCTTTTTCATCCCCATTTTCTTCAGCGCCCACACGTCAATTTCGGCGTGGGTGTAGCACCCGCCATACGGCTTCCCGTCGCTGGCGACAGCGGGGACCGGCTTGCCGTCGGGGCCGGGGATGTACACGCCGGGGCGGGTTTCATTCTTGGCGGTGACATACAGCTTGCCCTCGAAACCGTCGTAGATTTCGTTCGACGCGTTGCGCTTCAGATTGCCCTTGCGCAGACCCTTTTGGTCGTCGGCGAACTCGCCGAAGAAATCCTTCCAGTCGGCACCCCACGCCTCTTCGGCGACTTCCGCGATGGCGGCTTCGACCGCCTGCGCGTTCGGGCCACCGGGGTTGAGGATGAAGCTGGCCTCGAACTTGGCCTTGCCGACGGTCCCATCGTCGTTCTTCATCCCCGGACGCGCAGCCCAGAGGAACGGGAACGCAAGACGAACTGGATCGGCCTCGGTGTGCGTGAGCATGATTTTCTTACCCATAGTCGTATATCCTTTAACCTTGTTGGCGTAGAACCGTTCAGTCGAAGAGACTGGACGTGATGGCCTCTTCGTTTTCAGAAGAGGATTGCACGACGGCCTCGAACGTCGAAGCCTCCGTGGCAATCTGGTAGGCCGGACGCGGGTCGCTTTCAAGCGCGATCTGCGGCGACGGTTTGGAGCGGGTGATGATCGGGGTCTGGTCGTCGCCGACCTTGGTGCCCACGATCTTTGCCCAAATCTTCGGGCGATCCTTGAACAGTTTCTCGGCCTGTGTCGGGCTGATGACCTTGGCGGTCGTCGCCTCGGCCACCTTCAGCCGACCACCGCGCGTAAGTTCTTCGAGCGCCACGTCGTCGTTGGCCCACTTGCGGTCGCCTTCGCGGCCCAGCACCAGCTTGTGCCCCGGCAGATTGCCTTCGTCGGCGAGTTCACGGGCGCGCTCGCGCACCGCCTTGATCCAGTCTTCAATCAGCTTCAGCGCGCGATACGCCTCGGCGACTTCGGCTGCGTCATGGGGTTGCGCGACTTCGGCTGCGATCTGTTTGGGTAGTGAGGTCTCAGCCCCGACGTTGGCGAACGCCGACGCGCTGCTGGGCGCAGTGACCTTACCGGTCACATACCCGACGACCATGCCCTTGACCGCCGGACAGGTGGCCTTGGCGTTGCAGAACTTGCACTGCTTCTCACCCGGCACCAACGTCTGGCCCTCGTCGAGCATCGCGACGCCCGCGCCGGTAGAGAGTTGGTCAACCAGTTCGCGCAGATGTTCGGCGCTCACTTCGAGCACGTCTACCCAGTTCAGGCGCGGCTGGATGATAATCATCTTCACGCGCTTCACGCCGTCGAAGATCAGCTTATATTTCTCCAGCGACGCGCCGCCGTACATCACCATCTGCCAGTTCGGGATACAGGTTTCGGGATCGTACGACGCAGGGCGAGCCTTGTCTGGGTTGCGGCTGTCGAACGCATCGACCTTGACGCCCTTGCCGGTCTTGAGGTCGGCCACGACCAGCGTTTCTCCACCATCGGTCAGCCCGATCACGTCGCTGGTGCTGACGGCTTCGGCTTCGCCCGTGATGAACTGGATGTCCACCTCTTCCTCGGACAAGATGATGTCGTTTTCAGGATCGAGGAACGAGTGGATGTAGCTGACATATTCGTTGACGCAATCGGCCATCTCCATGTCCACGGTGTAGCGTTCGCCACTGACCTCGAACACCCGGTTCAGATGCTCTTCGGCGTCCGCGTTGGTCTTCATGCAAATGTCGGCCAGTTCGTGGGCGGCGGTTCCCCAGTCCGCGTATTTGCTGGACTTGTTCGGGTGGAACGATTGCAGGTGTACGCTGCCGGGGCAGCGCATGAATGTTGGGGCGGCGCTTCCGCCGAGCACCGCGTGCCGCTTCTCTTCTACTACGTCAGCCATGTGTCTTCTCCGGTTTGGTTCAAAGGACAGGCGGATACTTCCTCCCCCAAGCGGGGAAACCGCGTACAGATGGCCACCTTACTGGGTGTCCGGGGCGTTGCCCATTTCCAGAATACGAGGCTATCCGCCTGTCCTTTGAACCCCGCTGCGCCGCAGAAGTCATCTGCCAACACAGCGGAGGTTCGCGTCGTTTACGCCAGTTCTTTTTCCAGCGCGGCGACAAGGTCTGCGTATTGATCTTCCCGGACTTCCGAGAACTTGGCCGCGTCGAGCGTCGCCAGCGCCTTGGCGCAGGCGGCTTCACCCTTCAGCTTCACGACCTGCGTCATCGCGCGCATCGCGTCGGTGCGGGTGACCGGCTCAGAATGGGATGTCGTCTTCGTCCCCGTTTCCTTCGGCGATACGTCGGTCGCCGCAGTCTCCGTGGCAGGGGTTTCCGAAATCAGCGTACTCGCAGGGGTATCCGCTGCGGGGGCAGACGCCTTCTCGGCTTTCTCGCCACGCGTTGCGGGCTTGCTGGATGGCGAGAGGGGTTCGTTTCCCGTTGTCAGGAACGCATAGAAATCGGTGGCGGCTTTGAGCACGACGGTAGGGGTGCCGCCAAGCTGGACGGCGTACGCCAGCGCCGAGTGTCGGGTTTCAAAATCAGTCATTGGGTGTCTCCGGTTAGGGTTAGCGCGGGTGTGCCGCTGCATCTGACTACTGAACCATTTCGTTAGTGTCAAGCACCAAAATAAGAAACCCCGCAGTGCGTCGGGGAGGCGACGCGCTGCGGGGTTTCAGCCTTCCCGGAGAGGACTGCACAACTGACGTGCCTCGCCCTGCCGGGTATGTCAACCCCATAGCGCGCCGTCTCTCTTCATGCCCAACGTGCCGAGCACCCGGTCCATGCGCGCCGTGTGGTACGGCGTCGCGTTGCCCAACCGGATGCCGACAGCGGACATCGCCTCTCCCGTTGTAAACCCCTTGTCGATGGGGCGCGCCCCGACGAAGTTCGGGGTGATGAGCCAATCAGCCAGCAATTCCGACCAGACATCCCAGACCTTGAACTGGTTGTGGTGCGCAGGCGCGAGGCGTTCTGCGTCGCCCCAAGATATGCCTCCCAGCCGGAACATGAACGCGGCTTCGGCCCAAAGCTGTTCGAGATCGCGGCGCACACCCTTAGTGTCGAGCTCGGCAGCGGTGCCCACCAGCGTCGGCAACCAGCGCCGCTCCCCGGTACCGTCGGCGAGGATACCTTGCTCGTTGCCGGTGCCAATGAACACGGTGCGCCGCGCGTAGACAGTTCCGAACTCTCGGTATTTAGGTATCCACTCCTCGTGTGTGCGGGTGACCCACGCCTTGATTTCCTCACTCTCTTTCGAGTTGAGGCCGCGCAGTTCCTCCAGTTCGCCGAGCAGCTTTCCGCGCATCTTGCGGGCGAGGTCGTCGTCCTGCGCCTTGAGGTTGATCGAGAGGTAAAACACATTGTCTGGCACCATCGCCTTGACCATTGAGGTCTTGCGCACGCCCTGCTCACCGATCCACACCGGCACCATGTCGGCTTGCACACCGGGGGAGATCAAGCGTCCGGCCATAGCCGTCCACAGATACTGGGAGCAGGCTCTCGCGTATGGGCTGTCTGGCACCCCCAGATACCGACTATAGAAATCTGTGACGCGGCTCTCCCCGTCCCACTCCAGCCGCCCCAGCCAGACCTTGGCGCTGTCCATCCGGTGCGCTTTTGCTGCGGCCAACACCGCGTCTTTGACGTTGAGGGGTGACGGGTTGCGCAGCCCCCGCATCTCCAACTTCACGCGGATCGCGCTATAGTCCTCGTCCTGAAACGGAACCCACTGCGCGTTGTCGAGCGGACGGTCGCCGTCGGCCCGCATCAACTCGGCCTTGAAGTCGTCATATGTCAGGTGGAAACCGCAGAACCCGCCGTGTGAGATCATGCGGACGATGTTGGTGTACGTGTTGTCGATCCTACCGCCGTCAACCCGGCCTAGCGTCGGCCAGCCGTGCTCCGGGTTGTACGGCGCAGGGGTTGCCGCGCTGGCCGCTACGGTCAAAGCCGTGGTGACCTGCTCGAACCCGGAGATAGCGTAGCCGCATCTCTCGTCGAACTCCCTGTCGTCGCGGCCCTCGCAGTGCGCGTGCAGGCAACGCCAGTGCCCCTGCTCGTACCCGCCTGTCCCTGCCGGGAAGTAGGCGGTCGATGTCGGCCCGCTGTCGCTGGTGTGCTCCGCCTCGAACGGGCAGCGCAGATACATGACATCGTCGTCGCCAGCATCCCAGACATCCCAGTTATTGTACAACCACGCGGCGCGCGGATCTCCGGACGTGCCTGTCGCGGTGCCGGGTGACGCGCGGCGCTGACGCGAAACGATGGTCTCGCCGGTCGCGAACAGCATTTCGATGGCCGCGCGCATCGCGGCGAACTCGTCTGAGGTAATCGTTGGGATCGTCTCGAAGCTGTTCCACACGTACCGCGTGCCAGAGGTATGCGTGCCCTCGGCGATGAACTGCCGACCGTCGCCCAATATCTCGACGATCTCGTCGCCGACCGGGATGACCAGCTTGGGGAAATACTCGTCAGAGGGCAGGCGGAAGGCCAGCAGCCGCTTGCCGGACCCGGCGCGGCTGCGGGTGGGGAGCACCATACCGATGGCGTCCTGCGCTGCGTCCGCGATCTCACTGGCGAGCGCCGGGTCCGACACGTCGATGTCGAGCGCGCGGACGTGGCGGGTCTGGACGCAGATGCCATAGTCCGGCTCGCGGGACCATTCCCGGATGTCGTCTACGTTGGCCTCAAACCCCGTCCACTTCGTCATGCCGATGGCGTGGCGGTCGCGGTTGTACAAGCTGGGGGTCTTTCCCAACCCCTGCATCGTCGAGCGTTCGCTGATTGCGGCTTTGGGGTTACTGACGACGGGCAGTAGATCGCGCGTCAGGCCCAGCCGGGTCGAAAAAATATCCCACGCATCGCGTGAGGCTCCGTACGCCATGTTAAATCCCTCTCCGGTGGGTGTCAGCGCGTGGCGCGGTCGAGTTCGATGGCTTTGGCGGTGTTATCATCCACCAGTTCGGCGATGTCGATCCCATACTTTTCCGCCAGTGGCAGTGCGCGAGCGGTGGGCAAGCGGTTCTGGCGCTTGGCCTTGTGGATGAACTCGGGGGTTACATCCATCTCCGTTGCGAGTTTGCGTATGCCGCCTGCCTTGGAGATCAGTTTCTCAATACCTGTCATGGTTTTCTCCGTTGTGGGTTTCGGATAACCCGGTAGTTCGGTTTCGGATGGGCGTCAATGCCCGCGCCGCGTCCTCTCGCTCATCGGCAATGGATGCTTTGAGGGTGGCGAAGCGCTCGACTATGCGCGCCGTCATCGTATCAGGGTCTGGTGTGTGCCTGTCAGGGTCTAAGTCGGTGCAGAAACGGTATTCGCCTTCGCCTCCAGTCGCCACGTCAATCTCTTGAATGGCTGCGGCGCGACCGTCCGCCAAGCCCATGTCATGCGCCTCATTTTCTGCCTTGTCGATGGATACCTCCAATACGGCAATGCGGGCACGGAGGGTAGTGATTTCATCGGCCAGCATGTCGTCATAACCACAGGTGCATGCGTATTCGCGACCCTGACACCCTCTTTCGTGATCGTCTGTGAGAATATCACTCACGGCTTTTCTCCTATTGCAGCGAGAACGGCGCGGGTTTGAGGAATGTAATCACGCCACACTTGGTTGACGCGCTGCATCGCTACGCCAATAGCGTCGCCCATTCGATGTTCTTCTAACGCCAGACCCTTTGCAACCCGATCCACCATTTCATCGCTCTCAAGGATGGCCCTTGGGATATAGTGCTGGTCGATGAATGCGAGAGCGGCGTCGGCGATGAAAGAGTGTCTGCCAATGCTCACCATTTCGTGGGGTAGCCAAGCCGCAAGCGTTATCGCCAGTTCATCGCGTAGGGGGTTAGTCATCGCGACGGTCCTTGTCGTGCCAGCGGGGAACCTGTGCACCAGCGGCAAACAGGTCCATGACGTCGTTGTGGTCAATTCCCATAAGGTCGCCGATCATCGCAAAGTATGCCCCGTCTGGCAGGTCCGCGCTTTCCGCAATATCACAAGCGGTCGCAAAGTCCATTTTGCGCTTCGGATCACTCGCCATCACGTATCTCCTGTTCGTTGCGCTCGATGGCGTTGGCTGCAAATCCACACGTTGCGGCAACGATTTTCGGCCCTTTCCCAAAAATATATTTGGCGGCATTTTTCGAACCAATCCCGCGCGCCTTGCAAAGGCTCAAAGTCACACCCAACAGCCTTATGCGCTGCCAGAATGTAAGATTGGCTGCGCAACGCCACCAGTTTTCTTCTTTGCGCAGCCAATCCACGGCGCTCGCCCGCCCCCGCTCGTAACCGCGCTGTTCGGCTGCGGCCTCTATTTCGGCGCGGTAGGTGGCTACAAGTTGGATAACGGTCTGGCCGTCGTCCCCGCGCAATCTCGCCAACAGGTCGTCGGCAATTCCTTTCGCAACCTCACGGTCACGATCGTTCGGTTCGGTGGTGTCAGTCATTGGTGGGGTGTCCTTTCGGCATTTTGATGTTGGGCCAAGGGTCAACTGGCGAAGGCATTTCCAGAGTGGTCGTGCGCACGTAGCGTCCATCACCGGCGTATTCACCGCTGGACCATGTGTCGCACTCGGTGAGGCGCAATTTGACGCCCTCGACCGTGATGGTTCGCACGACTGTTTCACGCTTTGCGGGCGAGCCTGTCAGGACAGCTTTGATAAGCATCACCCCATCCTTCCCTCAACCAGCTTGCCGCGCACGGTGGCGAGGCGCTCAATGCACTGTTCCTCGTGCCCAACGTCCGAGCAAACAAGACGGCGGACGCGAAACGATGCTTCACCGGCGGATTGGATATGCCCGCACATCTCGCAAGCGAACGTCGGCACCCACTGATAGTCCAGCAGTTCGGGGGAGAGGGTCATAGTTGCCAATCTCCCGTTTCCCATACGTTGCGCAGCGGCCCGCCTGACATGACGCCTCGTATTTCGGCGATGCTGTAACCGGCAAATCCCGTTCCGAATGGCGTGAGCAAAAACTGCACATCGTGGTGTTGAGCGGCGTATTTCCAAAAGCGGATATACGACTGCTCAATTTCGGCGAGTGGCAGCGTTTTGATGTTCGTATCCTTGGTCGGCAGGGCATAAGCATTGCCCGTGCGGCCTTCACCGACGCCATATTGAGCGCCCCAATGCTTGACGGCTTCAAGCGCGGCTCCCGCGCCGTGCCGACCGGCCAGGTTGCTCCCAAATACAAAGACAACTTTGCGGCTCACTATCCCGTCTCCTTGTCCAAAGCGGCTAGTGCGCGGCGGGCGATGCTGTGCGCAATGCGCTTGTCACGCCGGTCGTCTTCTAAATCGTCTTCATCATGCGGTCGCAACCGCCGCTCAATCAACTTCATCTCCGCCACCAGCATCGGGATGGCGGCGGGGTTGGCGATGCCTTCAAGGGCGTTAACACAGGCGACAATGCGGGCGGCGTTGGCGTGTATCTCATTATCGCCCCGCGCACTGCGCCAGTATGGCTGCACAAAGCCGTCCCAATGGACAATGCCGCAATCCAATTCAGGGGCGGCAAAGATTGACGGCCTGCCAGATAGAGGATTGCCGTCATCATCAATGACAACTTCCCAAGGTTCCGGTGTATGCTTCATCACTTCACTTCCTCCGGCAAAGGGTTGGCGCGCAAATGGCGCATGATCGCGAGGACATGCTTGTCCATGTTACCAGAGCGATATTCAGCGGGAGAACATTCAAGATAAAATGAATGCCCAAGGTCCGCTACATAATTGCGCTCGGCTCGGGTTGGTGTGGTGGGAGGGGTCATGTCAGGTTCCGTTCACTTGCGATTGTAAGGGACGAACGTGCATCCATCGACGGGAAGGCGCTGCGACTTATCTTGTTCGGTGATAACCGTAGCTCGACCTTGATCGTCGTATGCGAACACCTCGTAGGCGGTGCCGACTTTGAACATCGGCGAATTAGACAATACACATCGCCAATGCGAGGGGCGGTCCGGCATCTCATTCATCCTTGATTGCTGCGAAGGGGGCAAGGAGCGCGGCATCACGGTCCATTGCCGTCAGCTTTTTACGCGCCCACTGCACCATCACCGCAACGTCGGGGTCATGGTTGCGAGCGGCGAGAAGGCGTTCGATTGTCCTTTTGCCAGATGGTGAAATCGGGTCCGGCAACGGGTCAGTTGTGCCAAGATAAGCGTCTTTCATCCCCCGATACCGCTCCCAATCCGGTTCGGCAGGCTTCGGTCCATCGATCACCATCTTGCCGTGCGCTTCGATCAGCGCGATTGCATCGGCAAGCGGGTCTGTTTTGCGCCAGCGGCGGGCTGTGTCTGTGGTGGTCATGGCTGTTGCTCCTCCGCCATCTGGTCGAGTTAGTCCCGCGCCAATGCTCGCCAGTGCGGCGGGCAAAACGGAAAAGATTGTTTGATTGCTCATGCGCGTTTCTCCATCGCAGCCCGTGCAGCCGCATAGCTGCCATGCTGGTTAATCATTGATTGCGTCACAAACCCGCCGCGATTGCGGGCAAGCTGGTGGTCGGCGGTGCGAACCTTGGGCATTGCTGCCACGCGCTCGGCAAGTGCTGCGGCGGTCACAGCATCACCGCCATAACCAGCAGCGGCGCGGTAATCGCCAGCCCTGCGATCACAATGTCGGCAACCCGCAAAGTCCGAACAACACCACGAACAGTTGCCCGCTCTGGCAGCGCGTCCGGCGCGCGGTATGGATAGCCAACGCGCACAAAATGCAGCGGCTGTTCAGGATGGCGCGGCGCTTGCATTTCGTGCAGTGCGTCCGAGTGTGACGCGCGGTTGAAACGCTCTAGGCGGTCAAGGTGATTGGCGATGCTCATTGCTTTGCCTCCACCAGTTTGCCTTTGGCGTCGGCCTTGTAAGGCGTGTTTGGCTTGATGCCGCCTTCGCCAACATATCCGATGGCGAATTTGTAACGCTTGCCATCCCACCATTTGACCATGACAGCGCCGCTGTCGCCAGCCGTCGCAGTGCCGTAGTAGCCAGCCGTCGCAGTGCCTCTGTCGCCAGCCGTCGCAGTGCCGCTGTCGCCAGCCGTCGCAGTGCCGCTGTCGCCAGCCGTCGCAGTGCCGTAGTAGCCAGCCGTCGCAGTGCCTCTGTCGCCAGCCGTCGCAGTGCCTCTGTCGCCAGCCGTCGCAGTGCCGCTGTAGCCAGCCGTCGCAGTGCCGTAGTAGCCAGCCGTCGCAGTGCCGTAGTGGCCAGCCGTCGCAGTGCCGTAGTGGCCAGTAACACCGCACAAAGATGCCAGCGCGGTTGTAATTTCAATTTGCGTTCCGGTCGCCACTTCACAGCGGGGGAATTTGACCTTGCCGCCCAGATCGACATATTCGTCGAAGCCGACAAGCTGCCACCGAACATCGCCGGTATTGACCAGACCAGCATCACCTAGCCCGTTTAGCAGTGCGTGGAAGCCATTCCCGCATTTCTCGGTCGGCTTCCAATCGGGACATTCGACAGCCCCCTTCAATGGCCACACAAAACCACCCTGCGACGTGCCATCGGCGGAACAGGTGCGCAGACCGTAGTGTTTCCACTTGCGCTTTAGTTTGACAGTCATTGCTTTGCCTCCTGTTTGGTGGTCATCGCCCATCCCATGCGCTTTGCATGAGCCTTGGCGGCAAGCATGGCGTCGGCCTGTTCTTCGCGGCCCACGCGCTTCCCAATGTGCTTGATCGCGTCAGCCAAAGTCATCCAACGGCACCCGCCGCCAATGAACGCCACACCATCAACGCAAGCGAGCGTAAGGCGATAGCCGTCGGCATAGCCAAGGTCGCGGACAACAGAGCAATCCGCCCATTCGCCGATGAACGCCCCTTCGCCGATGCGCGCCCCTTCGCCGATGAACGCCCCTTCGCAGATGCTCGCCCCTTCGCCGATGCTCGCCCCTTTGCAGATGAACGCCCCTTTGCAGATGCGCGCCCCTTTGCCGATGCTCGCCCATTCGCCGATGAACGCCCCTTCGCCGATGAACGCCCCTTCGCCGATGCGCGCCCCTTCGCCGATGAACGCCCCTTCGCCGATGCGCGCCCCTTCGCCGATGGACGCGCGCACGAGTTCGGGGATTGGGAAACCCAGCTTCTCGAAGTGGGGGCGGGCCAAAGTGATAAATCCGTTCAGCCATTCTTCGCGCGTCTTGGTCAGGGTCATGGTCATGGTCTCCGGGGTGGGGGTTACGGGTTGCGCCCGTGCATGATACGGGCTTCGCGTTCTGCGTTGAGGCGGTCAGCTTCGGACTGGGCTTCGGTTTCGGTAGCGGCCAACATCACCGCAGAACAATCCTTGTCGTCGCGCACCATCCACGGCTTGTCTGGTAGCCAACCTCTCGAGTATTTTCTGGGGGCTGTGCTGTATCTGGGTTTAAGCGCCACGGGTTTGTCTCCTGCTGGGTTGGGCTACTGGGCGAGCACATTCGCGGATCACGTCGTTAAATGACCAGCTTTCCGGTGCGTCCTGCTGCCAGAACTTGCTGACGAGGAACAACTCGTCGCCGACCATCAACTGGCGTTAGTCCTTTTTGCCGTTGCACCCACAGCCGAAACCGTCGTGGCCGTTGGCGATGATATATATTGCGCGCGTTCGCGGGACAGAGGGCGGAGTTCTTCAAAAATCTTGCGGTCCATGTCTTGTCTCCGGGTCATCGTCAGCGCCTGTCGCTTCCGATGACCCAGAATATGAACTAATCGGTTAGTGGTGTCAACTGGGAAAATGCACCTAATCGAACAGCGGGGAAGAGACAGGGTGCAGCGCGTCGCGCAGCGTTTCGATGTCGGCCCCGCGTAGATCGGGGTTCAGGCCCAAAACCAGCTTGTCCTGCAACTCTATCAGGTCGAGGATCGTCGAACCCGGTGGGGGAGTGCCGAGCACGGCCACCACGGCCTCGGGCCAGCCCTGCGCCTTCACGAGCCGGTTGCGGGCGTCGGAGATGATGGGCCGCGCGCTCTGCGCGACCACGTCGTCGTCGATTGGCGTGTCGAGCAGCGCGCCACCAGTCAGGGCGTCGAGTATCTGCTTTTTAGAGAAGAGCAGCGAGCGCCGGATTTGTTCCATCTCGGTGGCGTACGACGCCTCAACCCCAATGCTGGGGCTGTCTTCGCGCATCGCGCGACGCCGTTCGATTTCCTTCTGTAGCCGCAGCACCTCAGAGACCGAGGCCGTGGACGGCGCGATGGGGTCGTCGAGGTACAGGTTGGCCGCGCGGAAGTCGGCAACGGTCAGTGGATCGCTCTTCTCGGCGAAACGCACATGGGTTCCATCGGCTGGCCAGTGGCCTGTGTGGAGATACCACGCGACGTGATGCGCCGGGAACTGCCGATAGTCGCCACCGTACACGACGGCGCTTTTCAACCCGGGGTGGAACGTGACAGCGGATTTTCCCGGATGCGAGCGGCGTGTGATCGCTCCCGTATCGGGGTCGTACGCCAATCGGGATGCCATCGTCTCTAGCTGCCGCGCTGTCGGCATTTTGCGGGGTCGGGCCATACATTAAACTCCAAACTAAAAGAGAATACATTACACTCGTTTCGTGGAAGGTCCACGATCTCATTACATACAGGTCACTTTTACCCCCTGTCAACACTGTACGTGATAATATGTTCTCGCGTTTCCCCAAAAATCGCGTTAGTAAATAGGTTGGTATGTATATGTTACGGTTGAGGTCTCTGGCGACAAGTGTATGGTACGATGTTTTGGTTTTTAGTTTATGTTCCGAAAGCCCGAAAGCCGCGCCGAGAGGCCAGACCGGTTTTGCGGCGCAGCCTGCTCTTGATCGGCAGCGCGATAGCGGGTATCTGGATGTGGTATGGGTACCCCCGAAGTTCCTTTTGACGAAGATATCGCAGACGACATCCTTGGGTGTCTCGCTGCCGGTATGCCGTTGACGAAGTGGCACAAGTCGCGCTTCGGTATCGTGTCACTGATGACGGTTTATCGTTGGCTTCGGATCAACCCGGATTTCGCAGAGGCATATGCCAGAGCGCGGGAGGATCAAGCCGACACTTACGCGGAGCAGGTCGTCGGGATTGCTGATGATCTCTACGACACCGGCAAAACCGTTTTCGATGCTCGCGTGGCCGAGGCCAGAATAAACTCGCGCAAGTGGGCAGCAGAAAATCTCAAGCCGCGCACCTACGGTAAACGTGTAGACGTGACATCGCTCAACGATCACACACTATCCAAGACACCGGACGAAGCCCGAGCGATACGCGCAGCCGCGATCCTCAAAATCGTGCAGGACCGCACGGCGCTGACCTCTGAAGACGCCGAGATCGTCCGCGCGTCGCCACTGTTCGACTGATGGACCCGGCAGAGATCACGCGGCTGCGTCAAGCGATGAAGCCGTCCGAGCGGCTGGAGTTCGACGCGTTGGTTGACGGCGTAGAGCCGATCTTCAAACCCAACCCCGGCCCGCAGACCGAGGCGTTCGACAGCGAGGCCGACATCGTCGGCTTTGGTGGCGCGGCAGGCGGCGGCAAAAGCTATCTGGCGTCGGGCATCGCGGTGACGCAGGGACTGCGCTCGCTCGTCATCCGGCAGGAGAAGGTGAGCACGCGAAAGTTCGTGCAGGAAATATCTGGCATCCTCGGTTCGCGCGACGGATATAGCAGCCAGACATCGTCATGGGCGTTCGACAACGGTGATGGCATCCGGCGCGTGGTCGAGTTCGCGGGGCTCGAAAACGAGGGGGACGAGGAAAAGCAACAGGGCGTCGATTACGACCGCAAGTTGTACGACGAGGTCACCCAGATGCGTGAGGCGCAGGTGAGGTACACGATGGGGTGGGTACGATCTGCCGATCCCAACCAGAAGTGCCAAGTGCTGATGGCGTTCAACCCGCCAACGTCACCTGAGGGCCGCTGGGTCGTCAAGTTCTTCGCACCTTGGCTGGACCCGAAACACGCGAACCCCGCCAAGTTCGGCGAACTGCGTTGGTTCGCCACCATCGGCGACAACCCCGATTACGAGTTGCCGGTCGAGCGCAAGGGCGCGCAGTTCGTGGTCGTGGCCGGGAAACCAGTGTACAATTTCGATCCTGCCGACTATACTGCCGAGCAGATCGTCACCCCGAAATCGCGCACGTTCATCCAGAGCCGGGTCACCGACAATCCCTATTACGTCAAGTCGGGCTATATCGCCCAGCTTCAGGCGCTCCCCGAGCCGCTGCGCTCCCAGATGCTACGAGGTGACTTCATGGCAGGCACAGATGACCACCGTAACCAAGTCATCCCGACTGCGTGGGTCGAAGCGGCGATGGATCGCTGGAGCAACCGCGATGCGCGCGGTGAGATGACGAGCATGGGCGTGGACGCAGCGCGCGGCGGTAACATGGGCAGCACGTTGGGCGCGACAGGCAAGGACAAGATGGTCATTGCTCGCCGCCACGGGAAATGGTTCGCACCACTCATCCGCATCAAGGGCGTGGACGTGAACTCGGGATCGCTGGCGGCGGCTCAGGTCATCCGATACCGGAAAGACAACGCGCCAGTTCACCTCGACGTGGTAGGCATCGGCACCAGCCCTTACGATTTTCTGTGTGAAGCTGCCGTCCATGTCGAGCCGGTCAACGGCGCGGCGTCGGCTGGCGAAGAGACAGCAGCGCGCGGTTTGCTTAGGTTCGTCAACCTGCGCGCGAAGCTGATCTGGCGCTTGCGCGAAGCCCTCGACCCGGAGAACCCGGACCCGATCTATCTGCCGGATGACACCAAGCTGCTGGCCGACCTCACCGCGCCCTTGTTCTGGGTGACAAAAGGTGGCATTAAGGTTGAAAGCAAGGACGAGATCGCTAAGCGCCTGATGCGGTCAACCGATGACGGCGACGCAGTGATGTACGCCAACATCGAGACCCCCAAGCGCCGGGTTCTGGTTGGTGGTCTCGCGATGACGCGTGAGCAGTTGCTGGCGAACAGTGCGACTAAGTCGTATGACGATAGCCGCATGGACGAATTGAAGGGTTAACGCACATGTGTGTTCCAAAACCGAAGGTGCCCCAAGTCGAAAAGGTGCCAGTGCGCCAAGCCAGTCGCTTGCCCGATAACGGCGATGCCACGGTCGCAGCCTCGGCTCGCGCGCGTCGCCGCCTGTCCCCATCGGCTATGGTCTTCGCTGGACCGCAGGGCATGAACGCGCCCCCGGTCTCGAAATTGGGGGTTTGACGTTGGCTGACAAAACCATCCGGGAACTGTGCGAGGACCGTCTCGGGTCCATGAAGCCGCTGCGCAAGACGTTTGAGGCTGACTGGGAAGAGATCAACCGCTACGCGTCGTCGAGTCGCGCTCAGTTTCTGGGCGACAGCAAGACGCGCATGAACAAGCGGCGCTCGAACCAAAGCAGCAAGGACAGCTACGGTCGCCGCGCTGCGCGCACGCTCGCGTACGGTATGCAGTCCGGGTTGTCGCCATCGTCGATGCCGTGGTTCAAGCTAAAGGCGACCGATGACGACCTGAACAATTTCCAACAGGTCAAAGAGTGGTTGGCCGAGGTCGAGCGCCTGATCTACGAGTTCTTCGCAGACATCGGCATTTACGATACGTTCAAGCTGAACTACCGCGATCTGGGCAACTATGGCGTCTCGGTGGGCTTCCTGCTTGAGCACGAAGAATACGGCGGCGCGGCTCACCATCTCGACATCGGGAACTATTGGATCGCTGAGGACGACGCCGGTCGCACGGATACGTGCTATCGCGATGTCTTCCTAACGGTCGGCCAGATGGTCCGCATGTTCCCGTGGGCTAGCTTGTCACCTGCTGTGCGCAAGTGTTGGGAGAAAGGCCAAGTCCAAACCATCGTGCCAACGATCCACGCGGTCGAGCGCAACCTCCAGCGCGACCCGTCGAAGTTGGACATTGGCAACAAGATGTATCGTTCGGTCTGGTGGGAGCAGGGCAACACCGACAAGGCACAGCTTTTACGGCAGTCGGGGTACGACAGCAAACCGTTCTGGGGTCCGCGCTGGGAAACGACTGGGCATGACGTGTACTCGGACGCCAGCCCCGGCTTCGACGCGCTGCCCGATTTGCGGGAAATGCAGCTTTCGGCCCGCCGTCGCGGGTACGCGAAGGACATGATGAACCGCCCGCCGATGAAAGCGCCGACGGGGTTGGCGGCAACGATGCTGCGTTTCGATCCCGGCAGTATCAATTTCGCGGCAGCGACTGATCTGTCTGGGCTTGAGCCTATCTTTTCACCTCAGTTCCAGACGCTTCAGGCGATCCGCGAAGACCATCTCGAAATCCGGCGCGATGTCGCCGAGTGCTATTACGTCGATCTGTTCCGCGCCATCTCGGAGCGTGAGGGCGTGCAACCGCTCAACGATCTGGAAACCAGTCTGCGAAACGACGAGAAGTACACCCAGCTTGGGCCGGTTGTGGACCGCGTCAACGTCGAGATGCTGGAGGTCGCAGTTGACCGCGCGTACAATGTCCTCGACAATCTGGGCCGCATCCCGCCTGCGCCGCCAGACATCCAAGGCAAGCCGCTCGTGGTTGATTTCGTGTCGATGCTGGCACAGGCCCAGCGCGCCAGCCAGAACAGCGCTATCGAACGCATCGCCCGGTATGTCGGCTTCATCGGTGGGATGTTCCCGGAAGCCGTCATCAAGTTCGACGCCGAGCAGTCCATCGACGCGTTCGCTGAAGGCATCGGTGCTCCGCCTAAGATTATCCGTTCCGACCAGATTATCGAGCGGATGCGCGAAGAGCAGGCGCAACAGGCACAGATGGAGCAGATGGCGGCTATGGCCCCCGCGATGCGCGATGGCGCGCAGGCGGCTGAACTGCTATCGCGCACCAACGTAACCCCCGACCAGAACGCGCTACAGGTTCTATCGGCGGTCGCCCCCGCTGTAGTGTAAACGGAGACTGAAATGGCTGACGCAATCCACCCCGCCCCTGCCGAGTTCTCGCCAGAGCAACTGACGACCGACCCGATCCTGCGGTATTTCCACTACTCGCACCTGCCGCCTGTGCTTCAGGGCGCGAGCAAGCCGTTCTGCGATCTCGCCCGGCACATCGTCGAGACGCTGCCGCGCAACCCGGAACGCACTGTCGCGCTGCGCAAGCTGCTCGAAGCCAAGGACGCGGGCGTTCGTGCCAACGTCAACTGAACGGAGACCCCAGATGGAAGACGGACAAGAACACAATTTTGCCGAAAAGGAGGAAGAGGCCCTTCTGTTTGCCCTCGAAGCTGGCATCAAGTCCCTCGTGGCGGATGCGTACGCGGCGGGCTTGCCGCTTGGCCCGACACGCGAAGCGGTGATCCGCGCGTACGACGACGCGGCTGCGGAACTGATATGAGCGCCAACCCCAGAGGCGACCTTGCGCGACGCGATCTCGAAGGATTGTTGCTAGACGAACGTTTTTTACGATTTGTCTCGACAATCTTCGAGAGCGCGTATATGCACACTGGTGCCTACGGTTCCGATGGTCGTCACCTCGCGTTTGTCGAGGGGCGCAGGTCTCTGGGGTTCGACATCTTGCGCTCTGCCGAAGTCATTCGGCCAGATGCCATGCTTGCGATCTTGCAAGCCGAACTCAACGCCCTGAAAGGAAACCCCGATGGTAGACATCACAACCCAGACCGATACACCGAACTCGACGCCGACGCAGGCCCCCGAGGCCCCGACGGGCGCGAACCCGGAACCGGCCTCGTCCACAGTTTCATCGACTACAGCGCAGCCGACTGACGCACCCAAAGGCACGCTGCTGACGGGTGAACCGGGCGACGCGCCGAAGCCCGAAGCGGAAACGGGCACGGGTGAACCGGCCTCCCCCGACGCGACGACTGAAACGCCGGAACTTTTCGGTGCGCCCGAAGCGTACGAACTGACGCTGCCGGAAGGCGTGGAACTGGATCGGGCTGCGCTTGACGTGGTCTCGCCCATTGCCAAGGAACTCAACCTGTCAAACGCAGGGCTGGGTAAACTGGCCGAGGCGTACACGACCGGCATCCTGCCCCGGATCGAGGAAGCGTTTCACGCGCAATTGAACGATCAGGTCAAGGAAACCCAAACCGCTTGGGCAACCGAGACCAAAACCTTTGTCGAAGAGGACCGAGCGCGTCCGGCTGCTGAACAGGTGTTCGGTGGCGACGATCTCGCTAAGGTCCAGTCGGTGGCCGCGAAGGCGCTCGACCGGTTGGCCGGTCCTGAGTTCCGCGCGTTCCTCGACGAAACCGGTATCGGCAACCGCAAGGAAATGGTCCTGTTCGCGTACCGCGCAGGCAAGGCGATTTCCGAAGACACCAGCTTCCCGACCAGCGGCGCACCGGTTGCGCCCAAGTCGCGCGAGGAGCGATACTACGGCTCCTGACACGAGATAGCCTGACCGGAGAGGGCGCAGTGAAAACAGGAGATAGAAATGGCTACCACTGCTACCCGTGTGCCGACGCTTCTCGATGTCGTGAACCAACTCGCACCCGACGGGTCGCAGTTGGACACTGCCGAGGTGCTGACTGAGCACAACGAAGTCCTCGAAGAAATGACTTGGCGTGAGGGTAACCTCTTGACCGGTCACCGCGACAGCGTCCGTACCACGCTGCCCACGCCGACCTTCCGCGCGATCAACGAAGGTGTGCCGCTGACCAAGGCCAGCAGCACGCAGATCGAAGAAACATGCGCGCTGCTTGAAGATTTCTCGCAGGTTGACCGCGAACTGGCTGTGCTCTCGGGCAACGTCAACGCGTTCCGTCTGCGCGAAGCCAAGCCGCACATGATCGGAATGGCGCACCAGATGGCGGAAACGCTGTTCTATGGTAACGCCAACGTCAACCCGAAGTCGTTCACCGGCCTTGCGCCGCGATATTACACGGGTGACGCTGCCGAGAGCAACCTCGCCGATTATATCATCGACGGCGGCGGTTCCGGCACCGGGCTGCGTTCGATCTGGTTGCTGGCGTGGTCGGAAGACACCATCACCGGCATCTACCCGAAGAACACCATCGGTGGTCTGCATCACGAAGACGCGACCAACGCTGCCGGTTCGGGGCACGACGGTATCCCGGCTGCGGCTGTCCTTCAGGACGCTAACAACGGGTTCTACATGGGTTTCCGCGACCACTGGACGTGGCGCTGCGGCCTGATGGTGAAGGATTACCGCTACGCGGTTCGTATCGCCAACCTCGACCTTGACACCCTGACCAACAACCCGACCTCGGGCGACCTTCAGGACTTCATGGTTCAGGCGCTGGAGCGCATCGAGATGCCTTCGGGCACCAACCTCGCGTTCTACATGCCTCGCGACATCCGCTCGCTCCTGCGTCGCCAGATGCTGACGCAGAAGAACGCGTTCATGTCGTGGGACGAAGCAGGCGGCAAGCGCGTCCTGCGCTTCAGCGAGGCTGCTTTGCGCCGCGTTGACGCATTGAACGTGGATGAAACCGAAGTCACCGGCTTCTGATAGCGGCTGACGGAAAACGGGGCGGCTGGGACGCCGCCCCAACAGGAGAAGAGATATGATTACCGATGCAGAACTCCGCCCGTCGCAGAACCAGTTTTTGACTGGCGCAGCCGCGACGACCACTTCGACCAACACGGTGGACCTGTTGGCCGCCGCCAACGATCAGGGGCGCGGGTATCCGCGCCGCGCTTTAGCGACCGTTTCCGCCGCTTTTGCAGGCGGCACGAGCGTGCAGGCACTGTTGGTGGAAAGCGCCAACGCCGATCTCTCGTCCAGCACCACGCTGGTCACGGGCGCGGCTGTCGTCACTGCTGACGCGGTGGCCGGTAAGGTGCTGATGGATGTTGTCATCCCACAGACCACCAAACGGTACATCGGCTTCAAGTACACGACCGTCGGCACCATGACCGGCGCGACCAGCAATGGCGTGAGCGCGCACTTCCTTGCCGAAACCAACCGCCCGAACACCGTCCCGGCCAACACCGGGCGTTGATCGCGCAGCGGGGTCCACGGGTAATATCGTGGACCCCGTTCCTCTTTGGAAAAGGACACCCCCAACATGGGTAAATTGGTAGAGCGGATCGTTACCGCCAAAGCATTTTTCGATAGCTCGCAGGGCAAACTGTTCAAGCGCGGGGAAATCATCCAGATCGACGAAGACCTTCTGGTCTCCAAGACCAAGGGGCGCAGCAAGGCGGTTCCGGGTCTGGCGAAATTGAGCGACGCGGCTGAAAAACGCGCGCCTGACACCCCGCCAGTCGCCAAGCCGCGCGGCACGGGCGAGAAGGATAAGACCGCCGCAGCTAAACCGCGCGGCGCTAAAGGCGAGGCCGCAGCAGCCAAACCAAGCAACGTGGCCCCTGAAAAGGCCGAAGACGCACAGGATGAAACCGCCGAAGACCTCGATGTCGAGGAAGGTGGCGCGCCACGAGGTTCGTCCGTCCTCGATTGACGCTGGGGGCGATCTTGAGCGACGACGGACAGGGGCAGCGCGCGAAAGTGCGTTGCCCCTTTTCTCGTTGAATGGTAGAGGTGGGTTATGTCTTTCAAAGTGGCCTATACCGACGTGACGCTCTGGAACCGAGCGCTGTCCATGTTGCCCCACTCCCCGTTGTCTACGGTCGACGATCCGGGGCTGGCCGCGCGCGAGTGCCGCTTGCACTACAAACCCGTCGTGCGCGGGCTGTTGGAGAAATACGACTGGGGGCTGGCGACCAAGCGCGCGGCGCTGGCCGAGGCACCCAACAACGACCGGCCCGAGTGGGCGTACGCGTATCTCGAACCCAGCGATCTCGCCTTCGCCAAGAGTATCTTGCCGACGGACGCGGCGATCAGCGGCGTCGGGTATTATCAAGGTCTGCGCTCGCTTCAGAACACGGTCGCGCTGCGGATGCAGCGCGTGGGCGGTAAGATTTACTCGCACTGGCCGGGGGCGACGTTGGAGTACACATCGCTCGACACCACCGAGGCCGACTTCACCGAGAACTTAGCCCAAGCCGTCGTGCTTACTTTGGCGTCGATGATCGCCATGCCGGTCACCAAGAACGCGCAGCTTGCTGACAGACTTGCGTCCAAGGCGCGGGACCACATCAACCAAGTGCTCGCCGCCGACCGTCAGCAGCAGGGTCAGAAATACGGCGAGGGCATCACCGAGACCGAGCGCGCCCGCGAACTGGGCGTCGATTTCGGGTACAGCGGGTACCCCACCGAGTATAGTTGGCCCCGGGCATGAGCAAAATCCCACTTGTAAATATGAGCAAGGGCGAACTCGCCCCCGAACTCTATTCCCGCGTGGACACCAGCCAGTACGGCGGGGCGTTGAAGCGCGCGGTCAACGTTATTGTGCAGCAGTTTGGTGGCGTCCGGTCTCGACCGGGCACCCGGTACATCGGAGACGTTGACAGCTTCGACGACAACGCGCGTCTGTTCCCTTTCCAGTACGGTCTCGACCAAGCCTATGTGCTCGGATGCCAAGACGGCATCGCCCGCCCGCTGACGTTGGGCGGTTTCGTCCTTGAGGAAGACAGCGCGGGCAGCGAGGGTCTCAAGATCACGGCGGCGACCAAGGCGCTGAACTGCCAACTCACCATCGCGTACCACGAGTTGGTTGTGGGGGACCGCGTGTTCATCACCGGGGTGTCCGGCATGACCCAGCTTAACGGGCGCTTCGCCTCGGTGGTCAGTGTGGTGGACGACGACAACATCACCATCAACGTTGACAGTCGGGGGTTCACCACTTTTGTCTCATCGACCGGGGTGACCCGAGTGGCCGCACCGCCACCACCACCGACGCCACCTTCTCCGCCTGACCCGCCGCCTCCCCCTCCTCCCCCGCCCCCGGTCAGGCGGAGAAGGTGGCAGATCGGAAGAGCACAC